CAAGACGTATGAATGAACGCGACGAGTTCGAGCGCACCTGGCCCTGGCTGGATGCGTCGCTTGCCTCGTTCGGTCGCACCCACGGCAAACAGCATATTTGGGACCGGATCGCCGCGGGCGGCGCCAAGCTGTGGCCGGCCGAGCACGCTGTCATTGTTACCGAGATCACCCATCACCCGATCGGCTATCGCAGCCTGAATGTATGGTTACAAGGCGGTGAGCTTGCCGCACTGCTGCCGATGCATCCCGAGCTCGAGCAGTACGCGCTGGAGCGCAAGTGCGCACAGCTGACCGGCCGCGGCCGCGAGGGCTGGCTGCGGGCGCTGGACGGCTGGGAAAAGACCTACACCGCACGCTGCAAGTGGCTGGTCGAGCCGCCACCGCATTTGAGGGCCACGAAATGAAACATTGGTCCGCTGAATTCCGCCCGCGATCGATCTGCAATTATGGCAGCGACGGCGACAGCGGCCCCAGCGGTGACAGCGGCGGCGGCTACACCGGCGACACCGGCGGCGATTTCTTCGGCAGCAGCGACGGCGGCTACTACGGCACCAACGACAGCGGCAGTTTCCAAGGCAGTGATACTGGTTTCCAGGCCACCGGCGGCGATAGTTGGACCGGCAGCGAAACCGGCGCCGGACAGTTTGCCGCCAGCGATCCCGGCAGCTATTTCGGCGGTGGCGGTGGCGGTGGCGGTGGCGGCGGTGATCTGGCCGGCCAACTGGGCATCAGCGACATCAGCCCCAGCGGGGACTATTCCAGCTACGGTTACGACTACAGCGGTAGTCCATATGCTGATTATGGTCCCGGCACGGGCGGCGGCGTCGATTTCACCGGCAGCGGAATGGGCTTTGGTTATGGCCCCGGCGCTGCGGGCAACATGGGGATTGGCGGCGCCATGGGCCCGCCCGGCTGGGCCACGAGTGACTTTGGCACCTACGGCACCGGCGGCCCCACCGGCACCGGCTTCGGGCAGGGCGCACAGAGTGCTACGATCGGCGGGCCTCAGGCCTACGGCTCGCCCTCGGCCAGTGCCGGCATCAATGGCTTTCCGGGATCGCAACAATTCGGCGATCCGCAGGCGGCAATGATAGCTGCACAGGAATTCGGTGAGCAGGGCAAGGCTGGTTCCAATAGCTGGATTGGCGGCCCGACGACCGTGCAACAGGGCGAGGCCCTCAATCCATCGCTGTTCGGCCCGGAGGTTACCTCCCCAGAGGTTACCCGACCCAGCGACGACCGCACCGAGGTCGATCCAACCACCGTATTTGGACCCGCGGTCACCGCCAATGCCGGCTGGTTTGGCCCCAGCCAGGCGCAGGCGGCGAGCCGCGGCACCGACGCTGAGATCATTGCGATGCAAAACAATCCTGCCGTAGTGCAAGCCGTCCAATCATGGATGGCCGATCCAACCCAGGCCAATCAGATAGTTGGCCCCATGATGACCGGGTTTGAGGGCCCCTCTCCCGGCGCACAGCATGGCTTCACCGGCACCAGCGCCCAGCAGGGCACCATGGCTTTCGATAGCTTTGCGGGCAAGGGCGACTCGCTCAACCAGAGCGGCCGCGCTGACGTGCAGCAGACAAATCCCAACATGGATCAAATCGATCCGATGGTGCAGCAGGCTGGATATCAGCAACTAGCCCAGGAAATGAACGCGCAGCAGGCGCAGCAGACCCCGACCGTCCAGCAGTCAGGCGTGCCGACCGTTGATCCTGCAACGATGCAGCAGGGCTACCAGCAACTGGCTGCTGAAATGAACGCACGGCAGAACCAGCAAGACATGATGACCGCCCAGGAGCATGGCGAGCAGGGCAAGAGCGGAGTATTTGGCGTGCCGAGCGTGGACCCGGCTACGTCCAAGGCCGGCTATGACATGCTGGCGCAACAGATGAATGAGCAACTGTCAAATCAGAACGCGCCGCTAACGGCGGACATGTTCGACGCGCAGTCGCGGGGCGAGCAGGGCAAGGGCGAGCAGCTTGCGCCATGGATGCAGGGAGAGCGTGGCCCTATCGAGCAGCAGATGGAAACCATCGGCCTGCGGCCGGGCGAGGACGTGATTAGTTCGCTGTTGCCCGCGACGCTGAATGTTGGCCGCGAGGCGGCGCCGATCGGCCTGTGGGGCATGCAGAACGATGTGCCTGCCGGCCGCCCCGGTGGCAGTCCGGCCGGCATGCCCAGTGTCGGGCCGTTTGGCCCCGGCAGCGGGCGACCGGGCGGCGACACCAGTGGGCGGCCTGGCCTGTCGATCACGGTCGGCAACAACCAGTATGCGGCAGGGCGACCGGGCGGTCCGGGCTACTACCAGACCGGCGGCGCCGGCATTGCGCCCGGCGCCAAGGGCGCCGAATACGGCGGCGCCTACGGCATCAACTCGCCCGGCCGGCCCGGCACCAGCGCATTCGGCGGCGACTTCCGCAGCCAGGGCGGCGGCACTGGATGGTTCTTCGATCCGGGTACGGGCCAATATTTCCAGGCCGGCGGTCGCAGATAGGGAGTTGATCCATGGATTTAGGCAGCATTCTAGCCGTGGCGCAACAGCAGCGGTCGATACCGGGGCTGTTATCGATGCTGCGTGGCGGCGATGTACAGGGTGTCGGCGGCGGTGGTGGTCTAGCCCAGCCTGGCCCAATGACCCCGATGGGTGGTGGCGGTGGTGCCAATACCTCCCAACTGCAGGTGGCACAGTCGGCCATGGACGGCAGCGGTCAGAATAATTGGGCCCCGCAATGGGTCATAGACGAGTGGAACAGGACGCCAGCGGATAGTACTCGGCCATCGGACCGCAGCGGTGAGGCTCAGGGAATTACTCAAGGTCAACTGGCCCCGCAGTATAACCCGGCCAATTGGGGGCCGCCCCCGCCATTGAACGAGGGGCCCAGCAGTTGGTTTCCGAGCGCGTTCAACAATAGAGACCCCCGCTACAGCAAATTCTGGACAATGAAAGGTTACGACGCGCAGCGGGGGGGGCAGTTGCCAGAAGTTGGGGATGAGCGGCCCAACAGCTTTAATATCGGGAATGGAAATTTCATGGTTCTCGGGCATGAGATCAGCCCGGCCAAGCTGCAGTACGATCTACACCGTCCGATCAGCGATCCGGCTACTGCTGGCAGCATCCATTTCTCCAGGCAGTTCGGGCCAGATCAGACTGCGTGGTCCACGACGGGGGAACTTGGCTTGCCAGGGCAGCTTGAACCGTTCGCGCAGATGTGGGGCGCCGGCGGCCCATAGGAGGACACCAAACGCCATGCGCAGACAACGCCCGCTGATCGCGCCGATCGAAAAGCGCAAACGCAAGCTGCAGTTTCATCCCGACGAGGTGCGCGCCAAAATCCAGGCCCATCGGCTGGTGCAGGTTCTGCAGCAGTTCATCTTCGGTGAGGTTGACAAGGACGGCATCAAGCTGGCGGACTTGAGCATGCCGCAAGTGCGGGCGATTGACTGCCTGCTCAGGAAGGTGGTGCCCGACTTGACCCGCACGCTGATCTCGGCGGACGTGAATGTGCGCTATGTGGCCGAGTTGCCGCCGGTTCTTTCCAGGGCCGATTGGATTGCCAAGTATGGAAATCCCGAGCAGCCGCGTATGATTGAAGGCACCACAAACGGGAGCGGTGATGATGGCAAGGGCAAGCTTCAGTGAGCGGTTCGAGGATTATATTTCGCCCGAGCCCAATTCCGGCTGCTGGCTGTGGGATGGCGGCAACGTCAAAACGCAGAAGGGTTACTATCCGATCGGCGTTAATGGGAAGACAAAGCAAGTTCATCGATTTGCCTATGAACGCTATCGCGGCCCGGTCCCGCCCGGATTGCTAGTCTGTCATTCGTGCGATGTGCGCTGTTGCGTCAATCCGGATCATTTGTTTCTGGGAACGCCGGCAGATAACACGGCTGACATGATCCGGAAAGGGAGGATGGCGAGAGGCGAAAGAAGGGGCCACGCCAAACTAACGACAGAGCAAGCATTGGAAATCAAAGCTTCGGCGTTATCGTCGCGAGTAGTGGCGGCTCAGTACGGTGTTGGTTCAAGCACAATTCGCAAGCTTCGCCGTGGCAAAACATGGACGCACATACACCAGCAGAACAAGTAATTTGGAGCCCTGGAAGCAACTTTGCTCAGTGGGCTTTGCTGCAATGTGATGTCTTCGAAATCTTCTTTGGTGGTGCACGCGGGGGCGGCAAAACCGACGGAATGTTAGGCGAGTGGATGGCTCACGCCAACCGCTACGGCATCAATGCTTCCGGCCTCATGCTACGGCGCACGCGCACTGAGTTGATGGATACGATCGAACGCTCGCGAGCAATCTATGGCCCGCTGAAGTGGACCTATAACGAACAGGAGAAAACATGGCGCGATCCCAAGGGAGCCCGCCTCAAGTTCGCTTATTTGGAGCGCGACGCCGACGCCGAGCTTTATCAGGGCCACAGCTACTCCAGGCTTTACGTGGAGGAGGCGGGCAATTTTCCGAGCCCAGCCCCGATCATGAAGCTAATGGCGACGCTGCGTTCTGGTGCGGGTGTGCCGGTGGGCATCCGCTTGACCGGCAATCCGGGAGGTCCGGGCCACATGTGGGTGAAGGCCCGCTATGTCGATGCCGCCCCGCTCGGCAACAAAGTTATCACTGATCCAAAGACAGGATTGGAGCGGATTTTTATTCCATCGAAGGTAGGAAACAATCAGTACATCGATGGTGAGGCGTACAAGAACAGATTGCGCGCATCGGGTAGTCCCGAGTTAGTGCGAGCATGGCTGGATGGAGATTTCTCTGTCACCCTCGGCGCCTTCTTCGATTGCTGGGACACCAGCCGGCATGTGATCCCGCCGTTTGAAATCCCGAAGGATTGGCTGCGGTTTCGCTCCATGGATTGGGGCTCGGCCTCGCCGTTCAGTGTGGGGTGGTGGGCGATCGCCTCGGATGATTGGAATGTTCACGGCCGCGTGATCCCGCGCGGCGCCATGGTGCGCTACCGCGAGTGGTACGGCATGCGGCCCAACGAGCCCAATGTTGGCCTCAAGCTGCACGCCG